GATTTGCCGCCAGAGGTATCAATGTCACTCTTAAGCCACAGTCCGATCCTACCGCCAGCTTCGTGGTTAGAGGTTACACAAATGAGCAAGTTACTAGAATGCAGCAAGGATTCCCACAGCAATGGCAAGGAGAGCAAATTGCACAAATCGCACTCTATGACAAAGACGGAAAAGAGTACGAACTTGATCAAGCAGAAAGATTCAATGCGTTTGGCTTCAACAAGTTCCAAGGCTGGTCGTGTAATGCGGGATATCAAGGAATAGTTATTCGTGAAAACGAAGTAAAGCGTAGTTACAGTTGTCACGACGAGCCTCTAGGAACAATATCAGACGGATTTGAAATATTTAAAGAACCACAAGAATGCATTACAGCATCTTGTGTAAGTTCAGCAGACTCAAAATTACCAAAGGTGAAAAATGTATAATCTAAAAGACATCAAAGATATACATCTTGAAATTACTAGCAAATGTCAGGCTTCTTGTCCTATGTGTGCTAGAAATATGCAAGGCGGTCCTACAAGTCCGTTTTTAGAATTAAATGAAATATCATATGGAGATTTTCAGCGTTGGTTTAGTCCGGACTTTGTTAAGCAATTAAAAAAGTTGTATATGTGCGGAAATTATGGCGATCCTGTTATTGCACGTGATACTCTAGAAATTTTTGCCTATTTAAGATTCCACAATCCTACAATAGACCTAAGTATGAATACAAACGGTAGTGCAAGAGATAAAGTATTTTGGTCTCGCCTAGCTGACTTAGATGTTGCTGTTAGATTTGGTATTGACGGATTAGCAGATACGCACAGCAGATACCGCATCGGTACAGACTTTAATAAAATAATAGATAATGCACGGGCATTTATATGTGCAGGCGGATATGCAATTTGGGATATGTTAGTATTTGATCATAACAAACATCAAGTTGACCAATGTAAAGAACTAAGCATAGAACTAGGATTCCAAGAGTTTCATCATAAAAACACAAGTCGTTTTAGAGAAGAAAGCCTTCCAGTTATTGACAAAAACGGAATACAAGTAGATGAACTTTTTCCTACCGAAAAAAGTTTACAACACAAGGCTAAAATAAACACAGACTCTAAAACAATTAGTTGTAAAGCAGTAAATGAAGGTAGTATATATGTTGGAGCAAACGGAAATATTACTCCGTGTTGCTGGACAGATTTAGAATATATGCCAACTCATAATTCTAGTAGAATAGATATTAAAACAAGAATAGGAAATGCACCCAATTTGCATAGTAATACTATGCAAGAAATATTTTCTTTAAACTTCTTTAATGATATTAAAGACACGTGGAGTTGTAGTCCATTAAAAGAATGTGCAAAGAATTGCGGAAGTTTTAGAAAGTTTGAGGCACAGTATGAAAGTTGATATTGAAGACGTACTCTTTTGGATGGATGCAATTCGCAACAGCGATGATCGATATCGCACACTTGAAAGTTTTTGGAAAGGACAAATACATAGCAAAGTTTGGCTAATTGAAAATTTAAAAACTGTACAAAGTTTAGATGATTTAACAATAACAATATACGGAGGCTGGAATGGAGTTCTTGCAAGTCTGCTTTTTAATAGCGGCGATTCTGTACGCAATATCACTTCGGTAGATATTGATCCTGTTTGCGAAACCATTGCATCAACTGTTAATAAAAGGCAAGAGATGCAAGGTCGCTTCAGGGCAGTTACAGCAGATATGTGCAATTATACTCAGGATTCAGATGTTGTTATTAATACAAGTTGTGAACATATTACACAAGAGCAGTACGAGCAATGGTTAAGTAATGTTCCTAAAAATTCAACTGTTGTACTGCAAAGTAATAATTACTTTGAACTTGACGAACATATTCGTTGTTCAACAGATTTAGATGACTTTACTAAAATGTCACATATAAAACCTTTTTGGCGCGGCAAACTTGATACTCCTAAGTATCAGCGGTATATGATTATTGGAAAGAAGCAATGAACTTAGTAAAAATCATAAACCACGATGCTGTTAATACTTTACACATTGGTTATATTGTAGGCACTACTTGTAACTTTAAATGTCATTATTGCTTTGAAGGGTTTAATGATGGAAAATATAGATTTCCTTTAGATTTAGAATTAGTTAAACAAAATCTAGGACATCTTATAAACATTTATAGGAAACATCATAATAAAGAAAATGTAAGAATTCATATTACTGGCGGCGAGCCTACGTTGTGGCCTGATTTAGGAGAGTTTGCAAAATTTTTCAATGAAGAATATAATTGTAAAATTTCACTAAGCACAAACGGAACGCGAACACTAAGATGGTGGCAGACATATGCAAAATATTTTGATGATATTGGTATAAGCATTCATAATGAAAGAGTAGATCCTTATCATACTATCGAAGTTATGGATTGGATTTATAACAACACAGATGTACTTGTAAATGGAACTGTGTTAATGGATCCTGATAATTGGGAAAGATGTATAGAGATTGTAGATATTTTAAAAAATCATCCAACACCTTGGTTACTAAAAGCAAGACCTGTATTATCTGAAGGAGAACTTAGTTTCTTTGATGATGAACAAAAAGAGTTTATGAAAGGCAAAATTAAAAAAATGCCTCCAGACACTTGGATACAGAAACAAAAGGATTTAAAAACTATACCTTCTTCTACTCCTAATGTAGAATCTATCCTAGAAAATGGTGAAGTGATAAAATATAATACTTTTCAAACACTAGAAAATAATTGGCAACACTTTACTGGATGGAAATGCAATCTAGGTGTAGACAGGATTGCAATAGGTATGAATGGCGACATACAAGGTGCGTGTGGTACAACAACTTTGTTTGGATTAGATACTCCTTTAAATATCTATGACACAGAACTAACAACTAAGTTTACACCAGACTTAGTTGGTCCAACAATTTGTACACAAAAATACTGCATTTGTGCAACTGATATTAGATTAACAAAGGAAAAGGTATGAACGAAACATTTTGTCCTTTGCCGTGGATACATTTAGCAACTCGCCCAAACGGAGATGTGCGTGTCTGTTGCACTGCCAATGCTAGTGGAGCAGGAATAGAAGATAATAAAGAAGTAGGGCTAGTAAAACAAGACGGTGTTAATATGAATTTACGTGACCACACAATTGAAGAAGTGTGGAATAGCGAGCATATGCGTAACACACGATTACAAATGTTAAATGGTATTGTTCCTAAAAGTTGTCGTAAATGTTTTGAAGAAGAAGCAAGAGGCATTAAAAGTAAACGCAACTGGGAAACAGAAGTTTGGCAACAGCGTTTAGACTTAGATAGCTATGTAGCACAAACAGATAAAAACGGTTACTTACCAGTTGACATTCCGTACTTTGATTTGCGACTAGGTAATATGTGTAATTTAAAATGTATTATGTGTAGTCCGCACGATAGCTCAAGTTGGATTAAAGATTGGAAACTACAGTATCCTAAGTACACAGACGACTTAAAACAAGATCAAGGATGGGATCCTAGCTTTGATTATACTTGGTATAAAAAAGGTTCGTTTTTAGATAGTATGAAATCGCAAGCAAAATATATTAAAGAGTTGTATTTTGCAGGAGGCGAACCTCTAATGATACCTGAGCATTATGCTATACTAGAGTTTATGGTAGAAGAAGGATATGCAAAAAACTGTATCCTAAGATATAACTCTAATGGTACTGATATTAGTGATAGGTTATTAGTGCTTTGGAAACATTTTAAAGAAGTAAAATTTAACTTTAGTATAGATGCTTTTGGCGCAAAGAATGATTATATTCGTTATCCTAGCGACTGGGATAGCTTAGTTGCTAATATGCACGAACTAGATAATACAGATGACAATGTTACAGTTAATATGGCTTGTGCAGTACAGTTATTAAATGTAGGCAGTCTTGTTGAATTAGCAGAATGGAAATTAAATCAAAACTTTAAAAAGATAAATCGTGCTCCTTATGGAGCAGGAGTTATAGGATTGCATTTAGTTTACTTGCCTAGCTATTTAAATATTAGGGTTTTGCCCAAAGATATCAAGCAACAAGTGTCTGAGTCAATAAGTACATTTGCAAACACATATAATACGCAAGAGTTTAAAAGCAACAAATATGGTAAAGAACGTTGGTTAGGTATTGTAGATTATATGAATAGTGAGGATTGGTCACACAAGTTACCAGCCGCAGTACAGTATTTAGATATTTGTGATAAAACAAGAAACTTAAACTTTAGAAATACGTTTAAAGAATTGAGGAATATATGACCCCAGAAGAAATTGAAAGAGGTTTGCGTTGGCAAAGTCTTGTTAACTTAGGTAACCAAGTTAAACTAAAATGGCAGATTGATCATTATGCTGTTCAACAACAGTTAGAACAATTTAATGACAACTGGTGTCCTTACAATGCAAAAAAAGATACACACAACAATAGATGGGGATTACCAGTTACAAGCCATACTGGTGACGTTATGGACAACTATCATTTGAACAGTTTTGGTCATATGCAACGTTATCACGATGTTGAAATGAA